CTGTACTGGTCCAGCTCCTCTTCCTTACGAGCCTGCCGCGGCTCCTCTTCCGTCACCAGAGGCAGCCTTGGGGCCTCCTCCTCAACGGGCACCTGTACGGTCGCGGGCTGCTCGCCCTCGCCGACGCTAAATTCCAACTGTTCGTTCATCTCGGATCTCCTTACCACATGTGAAGGACGTCTTCAGGATCGGAAACGATCCCCAAGACCTCATCGTCGTTAATCAAACGAATCTCCCCGCCATCGATCGGGATCCGCGCGCCGGCATAGCGGCCGAAGATGATCCAATCCCCCTCCTTGCACCACGGGCCGGTCGGGAACTTGACCTCATCGCCATAGGCGATAGGCCCAACCTTGAGGACATAGCCACACACCGTCGAAACCTGCTGCTTGCGCTGGGTCTCTTCGGCCAAGGCAATGCCACCCTTGGTCTTCTCCGCACCCCGGTAGGGCAGGATCGCAATGCGCCACCCGGTCGGAGTGGGGATGCGGTTGAGTACCGCCGCATGGAGCTTGTCGGGCTTGAGCCCTTCGGCCGTGTAGGCATCTTCCAGGGATGGAACATGCGCTGCGGCCTCTTCCGCCCACTTCTTCTCTAAAGCCGTGGGCTCTTTAACTATCGCATTCACGTTGGTTCTCCTTTAGATCAAAAAGCCGTCGTCATCCGTTCGAGACTTCAGTAGTCGCTTTACGGAATCCTCAACCAGCTTCAATCCTTCAAGGCGACCCATCATGAAGCGATACCGCTCCATGTCGGCGATCGTTCCATTTAGGACGATTTGTTCCGAGCTTTCTCTAAGAGATCTGATCTCACGAAGCACTGCTTCTGCAAATTCAAGCATGGTTGGTTTCCATGAAAAAGCAGCCAGTTTTGCGCACCGGCCGAGGCGCTTATCGACTTAGTAAATCTTGACTGGGCGGTTGCCATCCTTCTTCTTGACCGTGCGCACAGCACCCATGACGCCGCCGTCCTTCATGCCGCGCGACTTGCCGGCCTTCGCATACGCGATCGCTGCCGCCTGTTTCACCGCAGCGGACTTGCTCTTCGGCTTGCTCGTGCCAATGCGGCCCTTTTCCTTGTAGGTGCCGACAAGCTCGCCGATGTTGCGGCTGATCGTCTTCTGGCTCGATCCCTTTTTAAGCGGCATTTCGCCCTCCTCGTTGTAACTGAAGTTGTAACTTCGCCTGGTCAATCTGCATCGACTGCTGGGCCTTTTGCGACTCAAGCTGCAACTTCGCCTGATCCAACTGCATCTTGGCCTGGTCGGCCGCGGCGCGCTGATCGAGCTCCTGCTTCTTGAGCGCCACCAACGGGTCCTCCCCGCCGCCAGCCGCCTCGCCAGAAAGTTGCCCTTGCAGGTTCTTGAGCTCCTGCAAGTAGGTGGCGATCTTGATCGCGACCATGCCTTCCTTCTGGATCGGCGACACCAGTCGATCGGGGTCGGTGCCGTACGCCTTGAAGATGTCCGCCTCAACGTCCTCTTCAGCCTTGATGCGCACGTGCTCGAAAATGTGCTGCTGAAGCTCCATCGCCGACATCGGCGCGGCCTGAAGCAGCGGCGACATGCCCATGATCAAGTGAGCGACGATGTGCGCGTCATGCTGCTGGCCCGGGAAGGCCTTGAGCTTCATCCCGTTCAACACAGAAGAGTTCTCGGACGCCGGATCACGGGGCATCTGGTTGTTCTGCGGGATCAAGATGCCGTCGATGTCGCGGATGTTCAGCGCGGAATACACACGGTAGTACGCTTCGTACATGTTGTGCATCTGCGGGGCGCCCTGCGCCATCTGCAACTGCATCTGTGCAAGCTGGATGCGCTGCGCGGAGCTGAAAATGTTCGGGTCAGCAACCGGCAGCACCGAAACGATCTTGTCGAAGTCCGTGCGCTTGACCTTGCGGCTCGCCCCCGGCACATCGTACGGGTACTCATCCTCAAGATACTGTCCAAAGCCCTCAAAGAGCAGCCGGAACTCAAGCGACTGGGCGTAATGCAGGCGCTTGTGGATCGCCGACATCACCATTGACCCGCGCTCGAGCAATGCGAGCGTCGTGCCGACCTGCGCGTACTGATTTCCGTCGCCGACCTGCATGTCGGCCGTGCTCGAGAGGCGCTTGCCGGCGTCTACGAGGAATCCAAGCAGCGCAAACAGCACTTGGCTCGGCTCCTTGTACGGAAGCGGCAGCAAAGACGACTGCAACTCCGCGCCACCGGCGTCAATGTCGCGCCACTCGCCCGGCTGGATCGGATCCGAGTCGTCCGCGATGCGCGCGCCCTTGGCCTTGAAGCCCGCAGGCAGGTTGGCAAGCGTTCCGGCGTCGATCAACTGCCGCAACGCGCTCGTCGCCGACTTGGAAAGGCCGCCGATGAGGTGCACAAAGCCCAAACCGTACGCGCCGGGGCCTTCCACCAGCACGTAATGGACAAAATAGTTGCGCCGACGCTTCAGTTCATCGTCTTCGCGCCAGTTTCGGCGGATTCCGATGACCTTGAGCGAGTCTTCGGCGAGCGTAACGACGTACGGAAGCTTGATTCCCGTCGGTTCGCCGTCTTCGCCAATCTCTTCAAAGCCCGGCAGGTCCAAATCGACCAGCATTTCGAGCAAAAATACCTCGCCAGCCTGGTCCGTCGGCTGCACACCCGTCACTTTGTCGATTGCCGCCTGGATTTTGCTCGGGTCCGCGGGCGTCGGCTCGAGGTCAACGGCAATATCGAGGTATTCGCCGATCAAAACGCGCTTGCGGAACTCGTTTGAGTCCATCGCAATGCGGTGCGTCAGCCGCGAACACTGCGAAACAACGCTCGAACCGTTGTACGGGATGTACACATCGTCCGCCAGACACAGGCGGGAGACCATCCGACCGAGCTGAAAGTCGTAATAGACCTTCTTGAAGGTCGATCCGCCGTATCCGGTGTAGTACAGGAGCTGGTCGAACTCCGGGGTGTACTCCTCCATCACCGTCGTGAGCTGGTAATTCATGAAGTCCTGCACGCGCGCGGCCTGCTGGAACTTGTCGACGGTCTCTTTGCCAAGCACCTGCGTGCGAACCGGGCCACCCGCGGGCATCAACTCCTTGAACGCCTGCGACTGGAACTGGATGATCGCCTCTTGCAGCATCGGATGCGTCGCGCCAGAGGCGCCACGGAAGGGCTTGGTGCGCTCTTCCATGCGCAGGCCCAGCAATTCCAGGCCCTTGGCGTACATCTGCTCCCAATCCGACCGCGATCCCTTGTCCGCCTCGAACATCGCCGAGACATCAATGGCAATCCGACCAAGGTCATCCGGGTCTACTACCTCCGCAAGGTTCGCGTAGAAGTCGACCTCTTTCGCCTCATCCTCGCCAATCTCGATGACCGCCCCGCCATCCGGCTCCAGGACGATCTCGATCTCCGGGGCCTCCTCTGGCGGACCCCCGGCAATGACCAGGACGCCTGCGTCAGGGGCTTGGTTGATCGCTTTATCAATTGGCATGTTGATATCCTAACCTGTTGTTGCCGCTAACGCTAGTCTTCTTGGTTGCGACGATTTTGCCGCGCTTCGCGACGCGCTGCACGACGTTCTTCTGGGGTGCCGGGGCGAGCGGCGCGCCTTTCGGCATTGCGCTGTCTGATAAGCTGCATGTAGGCGTCGTTAAGCTCTTGCTCGGATGCGTAGCGTTGATTAGCCGCCTGGAAGTCGATGAGCACTAGCTGTGCGGCCTCCCTGGAGCCTTTGCTATCTATCCAAGACGTTACCTGCCTGCCCGGGCTGCCCGTTGGTTGCAGGTTTTTTAAATCGAACAGCTTCGTATTTTGTAGGTCGCGGACTGATTCCCATTGCCCGGATTTAACAAAGTCCTGAACAAACGGTAGGTACTCGTCCCTTGGGGCTTGGTTAGCCTTGCCTTTGATCTGACGAATACTGGATGGAAAGTTTACTGGAATCCCATTTTCATCCACATAGCCTGTGTCAAACAGGATTTTCATCCTCTCGTTTTCGTCAAGATGTGAATACAACTGATCAACCCGAGCCTTGAACCTAGCGAATGGAACCCCGATTGGCTCAACTTCAATCGTTACGTGCGGCTCGCCAGTGCTCTTGTTACGAAGGGAATAGATTTGTGTGGCGCCAGAGAGAACGTTATCGCAGTACCCCCCCACGCAATGCCCCATCATGTCCCCCTCATAGCGGAGGGCGTCCGATAAGGCTTGTTCGCCTTCGGGGGTGTCTGCCCTAAGCTGAAACCACCCGTACTTCTGGCCCGGGTAGTCCTTAAACGACACGGTCGCTGCGTTGTTCGCCAGAGCAAAGTTGGCTTCTGCCTTCTTCTTCTCACGCCACTTGTTGATCTTGCTGACATGCCGCACAGCATCCGGCACGGACATGCGGCCGAGCTGCTCGTTGGTCAGACGCAACTGTTGCGGCAGGCCGGACTCTGCGTCAATGGAATTCAACAACTCATCACGAAGGTGGTCAAAGCCAAGATCCCGTCCGATATCTTCCGAAGGTAGGTAAAGCTTACGATCGGGGTCGGCTTGTGCGACCTTATAGACCCAAGGGTTTTCGTCCATGAAACGCTTCAGGCCTGGAGCCGAGGGATCCGTTTTGGCCAGCTTGCCAAGACGCATACCTCTGCCCATCATGTAGTCAGTGGCACCTTCCCACACACGAGCGGGGCCTGACTTTGCCATAAGCGTTGGGGCTGGTTGGCCTAAGAGGGGCACACCATACCGGCTGGGATCGTAGTTAATCATATCCGGATTCACATGCAGGATGCCCTGCTCCGCCAACTTGCGGATCGGATCCTCCGGCGTCGCCATCTCGTTCCTAATATAGCGATCTAGCTTGGTGCCAAGCCAATTGTTTACAGCCGCTTCCTTGGTAGATGCATTTGCTCCTAACTGCATTCCCTCAGTGTCAGGCTCAAACAGTTTCATTGACTCAACAGCCTCCAACCGCTTCGGGAAGTCCCCGCCCTTGGGCTTGACGACTTGCGTCATCACAGGCTTTGAACGCCCGCCCGGCGTAAGGTTGCTGGCAATGAACTCCGTCATGCTGGCAGGGGATTTGGCGGCCTGAACGCCGACATCTACAAACGCTGAAGCCAGGTTCTTGGCCGTGGTCAGCGGGTCTTGCGCCGCCTGCGATACAGCACGATTGACCGACTCATACGTCTCTTTGCTTCGTGCGGGGGCGGTGCCTTGTAGCTCGACAGGCGATCGCTCGCGCACCGATTGCATAAACCCACCAAGATAGTCCCGCGCGCCACCGAACGTCTGCGCCATGCCTTCAAGCGCGCTCGTAATGCCACGGCCCGCAGCAGCACTCAATACCTGCGGGTCGTAGGATTTCAAATCTCTCCAACCAGGCTGCTTGACCGGCGCGCCGCTCGGGGGACTCGTCGGTATTGAACGCGACAAATCGGAGCTCTCTAGTAACGAACGATACAGATCCGCGCTCGTCTCTCCCGTGCGCGGGCTGCCCTTCGCGCGGCGCTTCGGTCGTACCTTGAGCCCTGACAGCGCGTTCTTCATGGCTTCTTTTGCTTTACCGCGCCGCCCTTGGCGTACCCCGTACGCTCTCCCTTCGGCAGGACCCGGGCCTTGTTCTTGTCCACGTACTCGCGCGCGAGCCGCACAATATCCTCGTCCGTCATGGCCAGCTCGCCGATCTCCCGGCCCAACGCGTCGTTGAAGAGATCCATCGCCTCCTCCTCATCCGACTGCCCGGGCGAAGTAAACTCATGCAAACGGCTCACTACGTTCGCCGTTCTCGGGCCAATCCTGCGAGTCAGATCCGCCTGATACATCAGGTGCCGCATCGCATCGGCCTTGCCGCCGCCAGACTCCTTGAGACCATACGCCGCAACCGACTCCCGCTCGGCACGCCGCGGAATGTCCGCAATCTTCAAAACCTCCGCTGCACCACGCTTCGCCTTTCGCACGCCACGGCCGGCCTTTTCAACAAGCTCGTCCAACTTCTCACGAAGCACGCCCTTCGCCTCACCACCCTCGGCAAAACGACGCGTCATCAGATCCCCGAGCCGCGATAACTGCTTCTTGGTCAGCCGGCCCTCGCCAAACGTATCACGCATCAAATCCTTCGCCGACATCGCACCCCGCGAACGCACGGACTCCGACAGCTTCAACAACTCCTCGAGCGTGTCAGGCGC